AATTCTTCAATTATTTAGTGACTGACTGGACCAAATTCTTAGAACGAGTACAACAGTCACGCAATAACATTCCATTTTAATTATTAGGAGGTCCAACCATGGAACAAAATAACAACTTTGAATCTTTTGCAGCAAATAATCAAGCTATTACCCCATTACAAGACGCTGAGCTTAGTTGGGACGCCCAAATTACAGAAGATGCGCCGGAGTTTACACTATTGCCGGAGGGGGATTATTTATTTGTCGTAGAATCATACGAGCGCGGCCGTTTTAATGGTAGCGAAAAAGTTAAGGCATGCAATCAATTAACTGTACATTTAGCTGTACACAATGAAGCTAATGAAGTGGCTAAAATCCGGCATAACTTTTTTATGTTAGCATC